CTATTTGTCGTCATATTTTGCCTCAATCACTTTTCGCCATTCTGGTACACGATCATATTGATGTACAATAGTATACTCTATCCCCGCATATGTTATAATTTTATCCCCACTCAATCTCGGTGATGGTTCAAGCAATAATGGTCGAAATGAATCGATTTTGCTTGGGTCAGCCGTTGTACCCAACTGACACGCCCACCCAGTTTCCGATACGGTATACATCGATGAATTAAGATATGGATGTCTTGATATCATTACATTAAACACTGCTTGGTCAACAATTGGAATTGGGCGATTGATACAGTTTAAAAACAATTGAAGTGCCAAATCCTTCATTGCATAACCACGACCAGCAATAACACCAACATTAAAGATTGTGTTGTTCTTGAAATCTTCATAGATGCCTTGACCATAACATTGTGTTAGATTTTCACGACCCCATGGTTCATCTTTGTATTTCATACTCTCTGACGAGAATATCAAATCTTCTTTGTCTGTTAAATTGTTTTCAATCCACTCAACGGGATTTTTTTGAAAAATAACATCTCTTACGTCTGTTGTAATAACATAACGATAGTTATTATCTTTGAGCAGTTTGTAAATGTGAATGAAACGCTCAACGTGTACCATCAATTGTGATTGATACGTTAAATTACCTTCACTATCGTTATTAAATGCAATGATTGAGAAACCTGCGTCAGTTACTTTTTGTACAGTATCTTTGTCGCAGTTCATGAGAATCAGGACTTTATCACCTTCAAATCCTGATGCATTGATAGAATTAACCCAATACTTTAATTTGGACCAATCATAATTGGTCGCACACCCCACAATACAATCCTTCATAATATCTCCAATAATTTAGTTTCTGTCGGTTAAATTCCAGTTAGTTGTAAATTTTTTATATTGTTGTTTGCTCTGACCTGGTGTATCGTCAACATATTTAGCAGTAGTTTCTGGTCGACCCCATTCACCCGCACCTGCTTGTGAAACAAACTCTTGTGGTTGAGTTTTATCAACCTTTAAGAAGTCTTTAAATGTTTTCATATCGTGAATGATGAACCACAACCACAAGTTGCGGTTACGTTAGGATTCTTGATTGTAAATGATGCGCCCATCAAATCTTCTTTGTAATCAACCTCTGCTTCATTCATATATTGCATACTGATATTATCTACTACAACACCAATGCCATCTTTTTCAAATGTAAAATCATCTTCTGCTGGTGGCAATCCTTCAAGTGTAAAACCATACTGAAAGCCAGAACAACCTCCACCCTGAACGAACACACGCAGTTTCAGTGATGAATCTTCTTCATCAATGATCGATTTGATTTTCTTTGCTGCTGAATCAGATATGGTAATCATTTAACCTCTTGTCAATGTCAGAATCTTTTGCATTTGTTTCTCAATGGCAGGTCCACGATTTGGCCAATGAATGTATGGTTGACTTGCAGTTTTATATAGATTAGTCAAAAATGGCATGATGATCTTTTCAACTTGTTGTAGTCTTGCTTTATACTCTTCAACAGTTTCATCTTTCTCTGCAATGACTGCTTGATACTCAACTTCATCTACGGTAGAAAACCCAAAATCACTATCACCGTATTCTGCCATAATTTTACTGATATCGTATTCCATTATTTGTCCCATGCCTTTTGTGCGTTAAAGTTTTGTCTGCTGAACTCAAGTCTGTCTACCAACTTCAGTGCTTTACCTACATGATCAACTGCCACGAATCCTTCTGGTGCAGTAATACGGAAGCCATCGTCTGTACGAACAAATGTACCAATACTCTTAATCGTTTCTAACTTACGAATGATCATCAGTTTGGCATCAACAATCAGATTCATCAAATCAAATATCAACTTCAATTGAATGGCATTTGAACGATAGAAACGCATGACTTCATTTTTTTCTTTGATACGTTTTTGTTTTGTATCTTCTTTCTTTGCTGCAAGAATTTCTTTGTTTAATCTTGCTTCAACCCAATTCAATAACTCTTGTGTGTGAATTCTTGTATCAGCAATCTTTTTACCTTCACGAACTTTTGTATTATTAAATGTTTTGATTTGTGTTAGAAAAACTTCTGATGCAGCAATACGATTCAGTGTCAGTGCTGGTATCGTATTGAACAAACGACCAGCATTCGAAAGAACTGATGTAATAGCAGCAGTTTCTTCTTCTGTAAATGTTGCTGAACCAGATGCGTCAGTAAACGAAGCATCACGAAACCAAACATCTTTTGTTGTTTTTAAATGACCAATATCAATGTTGAATGATGCCTTCATTGTTTCTAATGATTTACCAGAATATGATGTATGAAACACTACACCAATCTGTGCAGCAAGCATTGTCTGTGCTAGTTTTGATTTTGTTGGCACAGCATACACAATTGTATTTGGTTGAAATATAATATACTCTTCACCATTAATTGTTTCTTTCTTGATGTCATCTTTTGAGAACATCATATCACCTTGCAACACACCTTTGATGCCTAACTTAGGTAAATAGGCAAGTGCAAGTTTGAGTTTTTGATTGAGTCCTTCGCCGGGGTGATTCTCATCAATATCTTTATCAGTATAATTCAATTTTGCATTTTTTGCAAACACTGATTTTGTACCAACAAAGAATTCACCGTTCTCTGGATTTGTACCAGCAAAGATAGCAGGTGCGCCATCCCATTTTGTTGTTACATTGATTTTGCTGCCAGTGTGACCAGCAAGCATGTTACGTAAAGATCGGAGAAACTCTATTGCTTCACGTGCGCCAGAAACACCACCGTTCAACACATTATCTTCCAAATGCTCCAAATGCACGTTCTTACCTTCTTTACTTTCTTTTATAAACTCTGTGAATTTCATTTTAGATTTTTTTTATTTTTCATCTTATTGCTCAACTAAAATTCCTTTATTATTAAACATAAAATGAATTGGTCTGCTTGTTTTAGCTTGTATGACGAATCTTGCTTTCACACCAAATTGTTGCCTGTCCGCGGCAGCACCTTTTCTATATGCCATTAAAGCAATTTCGTCTGTCGTGCCTTCACCATTTTCCATTATGTGGCCACTCATATTTAAAACATAATTTTTTCCTGTTAAAGTTAATGTTGGATTACCTTGTAAAATAAAATTTACATTATTGATGCCGTATGCGTTACCATAATCTGGACCATACATACTATACTTTATCAAATCATTTTCTGCTGGAATAATTTTAGCAACAGTAAGTGTATTTTTAATTTTTTTATTTTCAAATGTTTGTTTTACAGAATTTTTAACATTTTGAATAAAATCTTCTACTAATTCATTTTTAGATATTGTTTTTCCAGCATTGTCAGACATCCCAGACCATTGTCCAAAATCTTTAACTGTTTTTCCTTTTTTATGTGACAGAAAACAAACTTCTTTAAATTTATTTTTTTTTGCGTCAAAAGAAACTAATACTAAATCTGCTTTGGGTGTTCCCTTCACCTTGTTCATACCAACGATATCTTTAAAAATTTTTCGTTTTATTTTGATGTTTACTGGTTTACCAACACCCAATATAAAAGAATTGATTTCTTTTAACATTGCCAATTCTCCACTTTCGGTTGGACTAGGTGAGTCTAATTCATATGTTGGGTCTAATTTATTATATTTAAACAACAATCCATGAACTGCTACTGTGCCTGGCATAACGTCTCCATTAATCTAAGTTATATTAGAGTATTTATACTTTAAAACCTCCGAACTTATTCTTTGTTCCAGATAGTCTTTCACGATCACCAAAACTATTCAAAGGTTTATCGTCAACTTGCCCGGCGTCTACCAGATCATCTTGTGCTGCCTGTTCAACATCATACAGTTTCATCTTGGCTCTGTCAATGCCAATGACAAATCGTTTGTAATATGTCGGATCATTGTATCGATTCTTGAGTTGCTTAATCATTAACTGATTCAATTGTTGCAACTCTTCGGTACTTATCAAAGCGAACATAAAGTCTGCTGTGGCTGGCAAACCGAATGACTCAGAGGTATCTTCTAAGCCGGGATCTGAGTTCGTAAAGCCGCTTCTAGTGGTCTGTGTAGCAGAGACTATGGGAACATCAAACTCGACCGCTAGACCCCTCAATTCTTCTGCAATAGCCTTAATATAAGAATAACTATTTACGTTAGCACCAGGCTTGATTCTGGCACTTGCACAAATGTTAAGATAGTCAATAAAGATGATGTCAGGTTTGAAACTTTTCTTTAGTTGCAATTCATTTAACAATGCTCTGAAGTGTAAGGCCGATGCAGCAGCAGTCGGATACTCTTTGATGATAAGTTTACCATGTGTATTCACTTTCAATGCAGAAAACTTACGATCATAGTCTTGCTTGCTAATTGAGTTCAGGTCAGCAATATCAATGTTCAATAGATTAGCATCAACACGTTCTGCAATTCTTTCTTCAGCCATCTCCATCGTG